TACGCAAAAACAACAGATGGAATTGCTGGGGGCATCGCCCCCTTGCCTCCGACCGCAAGCGGAATTGCCCTGTTTAAAACCTGTCCTCATCAAAGTAGCGAGGAATTATGTGTATGAAGAGCCCGATTTGCTCGCAGATAGCGATTACCAATCGCTTTTAAAAATAACACAAACAATGGATAACAAAGTAAAAGATAGTCATGATTTAGTAGAGTATTATATGACTCAAATGAACTGGCGATGTGCTCAGGAATTGGTGAAACAGAACTGCGGAATATTAAGATCGGCACATATGAAAGAGAAAGAGAAAGCGACTGAAGCAGAGGAAATTAATACACCTTCACCCGATGTTAACAAATTTATTACCAACTGGAAATATGCCTCTGGACAATACACTACTATTGAAGATAAACGTTCGCATGAAATGATAGGTTATGATGTGTATACGCATATTACATCGCCTATTCGCCGCTTAGTAGATGTGATTAATATGACTTTATTACAAGACAAATTAGGTTTAATCAAGTATAAAAATAGTGAAGCGATAAAGTTTTGCGAGTTATGGTCTTCCAAGATGAAAGTAGACTTTATTAATACATCCACAAAATCTATTAAAAAAATTCAAAATAATTGTTCGTTATTGACTTTATATATTAAACATAAAGACAATAAAAAGCGGCAGTATGTAACGGGCTATTTATTTGATAGAGTATATACAGATGTAAATAAAAGGCAGAAAACCAAATACACGTATAATGTTTATATTCCAGACTATAAAATGGTGTCTACGTTTAAAACTGATGAACGAGTAGACAATTATTCAACAATGTTGTTTACTCTACATTTATTTATGGATGAAGCTAATCTAAAACAGAAAATACGTCTACAAAAAAAAGAATAACTAGTTCTTTCTTTGTTTGTTTGTTTGTTTTTTGTTTTGTAGAGTTTTTATATATTTTTTATATTTTTTGTAATAATTAATCGTCTTTTTTCCCTCCTCTCATTCTCAATGCTTTGTCTGTTAAGAATAAAGATATAAACCAAACTATTCGCATTTTTATAGTTTTTTTATTTGTTGATGATGGTTCTCTACAATCATCATCATTATTCTGATACATACTTTTACCCATTTTATAATATATGTTTGAATATATTATAAAAGTATAAGCAATTCAATTTTTTTTCAAATATATGCCGTCATACCAATGACTCCTTCCAATGGACCACCAAACAAGTGTTGTGCTCCGTACTGACAACGAAGCAATTCCTTTTCAATCCAGTCGATTTCTTCGTCAAAGTTCCAAGACGAGTTCAAGTCCTCAACCATATCATCGTCTGGTGCTTTTGTTTCTTGCAGAACGGCACTGCGAGCATCACGCCGATTGCGCGCATACATGTCGTTCTCCTTCTTTTTAAGGACGTTGACACGTTTAACAGCCATCTTTTGCGCATACCGAATTTGCTCATCAGGTGTACATTTCAACTTTTTATACCGACCGTCATTGTCCAGCCGACCATTGCCCAGCCGACCGCAAGCGGAATTGCCAAGATGTTGCTCATAATAGTCGAATTCTTCATCATGCTCCTTGTAAAATACTTCTTCGTCCATATTCTGAATATCTTCGATATATGCGACATCCGCATAATAGGTCGAACCCACGTCAGATGAACGAACGAGATAATCAGTGTTGTTGAATTCCATTCTGGTTGTTTGAGTGTTTGTTTTATGTATGTGTGATAAGTTATGCTTGGAAAAGCATTTCAATTTTTTATACAACCTTTGACGTGTAAGCGAAGCAATTGAAACAAGTTTGAAAGGTTGCGCCAAAACTTTATAAAAAAAATTTGATGTAAAGTTTTATGTAAAGTTTGATATAAAGTTTGATATAAAGTTTTGGCGCAACCTTTTTTAAAGGTTGAAATTAAATTATTTTTTCTCTTCTGCTAGCCGCATTATATAAACTATTTTCGCAAAAGTACCTTGCCCAGCATCGCGATCATATAAACGCGGATCTACATAGTCTCCGCTCAAATTAGTTTTAATAGGTTTATCTCCATAACGATCTATATAACCAGCATTGGCTATTTTTTCGGATTTATCTGAATTTATTATAGGCGAAAGGTATGAAGCGAATTCTGACGCAAATGCAAAAGGTCCATTGTATCGTGTTCCTGATACCAATGCGTCCAACAATTCCCCCTTGTTTAATCCTTTGATATTGATTAATGTCGTATCCATTTTATAGTATGTTTGTTAAATGACATAATATATTAACTATTATGTTATTTCAATTTTTTGTAAATATATAAATAGTCTATAGTCTACTTTCGTTTATACGATTTACGGCGGTTGCGTCTAGATTTATGACGATGACGACGACGCCGTGTTTTTTTCCCACCTGTCATCTGGTCGGGTTGGTTTTGTTGCTCGTTTGTTTCACCATCAGGATTATATTCTTCGGTGTCTCCTCTTTGTATTGAATCATAGGGATCGACGCGCGCTTCAGCAGGACCTCCAAGGTCGAGTTCGCCTCTATCGTAGGCAAGGCGACGCGCTTGGTTATAATTTTCTAAACAATGCTTTAATTGCACTGCTAAATCTACATCATTAAGAGTTCGATCTCCTATAAAACTTTGAATACAATTTCTTAATGAAAAAGGCATTTATATATTATATGAATATTATATGAATAATTTATATAATATTAAATTAAAATACACCATTGGATATTTTTAATTGTCCAATGTAACATTACCGATAACGCATCATTCTTACTATGAAAATAATTTAAAATCCATAGAACCACGAACCAATAAGATATACACTAATGTATGGAGGACTAAACCGCGGGTTGTGGGACAACCGTAACTGTCTGCGATTTTACCTAAAAGTCCGCCCAACACTTTTTGGGTAAATATATACGTGTATGGATGTATCACTAAAATAAAAATAAATGCCGAGAAGATACTAATCTGCCATTTCTTATAACTGGAATCTGACATTATAGTATAGTATATAAAAATATAAATATTTGAAAATCGGGATTTGAAATGTAAAAAGGTATAAAAGTATGTTTTTACCTTATATTTTTCTACGCTTTCTTAATAATGGTTTTTGCCACACTTTTTTCAAAAGTGTTAGATATATAAACTCTGATTCGCCACCACATACTTTAACGTCAATCTCGGTATTTCCTTCAACTTCTCCAAGAGGGTCATATTATTCACGACTTCACAGACCTTTTCAAACTCTTTGGCAATATTATTTATTTTTAATATAGCTTTAATAAATTCACCCAGAAATATATTCTTCTCTACTTTTACGATATTAATAACTGCTTTACATTCTGCCTCATTGGTCGCATTACACCAATGTATAACATAATTCATTAAATCGAAATGAATGTCATACGGCGAACCAGTGTCTACTTCTTCGCTCGATTCCATCGAATAATAACGTTCCAGCATTGTAAACATATCTTTTGCCATATCATTCAGGTCTATTTTAAATGTGTTGGGATTATGCGTTTTAATATCATCACTGACATTCATACTAGTAAAGCACGAGAACAATGCGACTAAATCTATGGGTGACAATGAGGCAAATCCATCGGTCATTGTATACATATCTGCCAAGACCAGCGGATGAACTTCTTGAAGTTGTGACGCAATGCGACCTTTGTCAGATAACTTATGGTCTATATTGATAAAACCACATATGGATAGGATTTTTTCTATTTGTTCAACACAAAAGTAAATATACCCAGCAGAATTTTTTTTGTTTTTCTTGTTGCGTTCTAGTCTTTCTACTATTTCATTATACGCAGCAAATTTCTTCAAATCCGCTTCCAATGTTTTATTCGCTACTTCAATAGATGTCATTTCTGTACGTAACTTTCTCTTAGCACTATTCGTGGTAGAAGGTAGTAACGCTATAATATGGTTATAATCACACATTACACATAACGGAGTTTTACATGTATCTAACATTTCTTTTTTAATAATAAGTTGAATTTCCAAATCTTCTTCGAGTTGCTCATAATAGACAATTTCCTTTTTAATATCCGATGCTAGTAAACTTTTCTCTACAAATTTACTGACTACATTTCTAGTTGAAGTAGTGTCATTTGCCAATATATTGAGTAATAAATGAAACGATACTTTAAATTTGGATGTGAGCGTCTGTGGTGCTCCAGTAAGCATATTTTTATATTCTGTATTTAGCGGAAATTCAAAGAGATTATTACAGTGAAATACGTGGCCTATCGTATCTAATCCTCTGCGTCCAGCCCGCCCCGCCATTTGAGTGTATTCATGTGGATAGAGTTGACGCATAGTATGTCCATTAAATTTTGTTAAGCCGGAAAATATGACTGTCTTTGTAGGCATATTTATTCCCACCGCAAAAGTTTCTGTAGCGCAAAGCAATTTAATAAACCCCTTTTCAAACAACAACTCTACCATTTCACGCAATACAGGCATAATACCCGCATGATGAATAGCAATGCCTTTTTGTAAGAGATGAACAATATCTTTGAATTCTTGTAGTTCCATATATTCTTCGAAATTCGGCAACTTATTGGAAAGAATATGTCTACATTCTCGTTCGACTTGACCAGGCAATGGACTATTTTCTTCAAACAAGCTGAAGCTGATTTCTTTCGCAGTTTGTTCAACCTGTTTTCTGGAAAATATGAAACAAATGGCTGGTAGCATCTCATTTTTATTTAAATGGCGCAATAGTTCGTCTAGAACATGCTGCCGTTTACAATGGATGTCGTTATTTGACATAAAATTCAAAACATTCTGAACTCTATAATAATTTTTCTCATTATAAGTACCATCGGATTCAGCAATGACAATCGGTATGTTATGAAGAGCAGGTAAGTTTTTTTCAATAGGTGTATCTTTGGCTCGTTTAAATGTTTTACTAGGCATGGAAAGCCACATATAATGTGTCAGCGGTACTGCTCGTTCATAGGTCGGCGCGAGATACATTTGTTTAATGGACACACCCTGTTCAATAGATTGTTTACGCTTTTCAGAATTAATCCACGCAGCAAACCCTTCTGGTTTATCAATCGTAGCTGAGAGCATGATGAGTTGAACTTGTGGCGGCAATAAGAGAATGGATTGTTCCCATACCGAACCGCGTTCGACATCATTAATGTAATGAACTTCGTCAAATATGACAGCGGCGAGGTCGTTTTGAAAATCCATTGTAAACGGCAATTCCGCTTGCGGTCGGGGGGCTGCCTCCGAGTCTGAGTTTTGCGCAAAACTATGCTCCGCAAGCGGAATTGTCCTGAATAAAGTATTGCGCAATATCTCTGTCGTCATAATCAGCACATCCGCACCAGGATTATCTTTACAATCGCCAGTCAAAATTCCAAACGAAATGTTTGGAAACTTGCGACGGAAATCATATAGTTTTTGATTAGACAATGCTTTTATTGGTGACGCATAAATGACCTTTTTATTTCTTTGTGTAAAATATTGAATAGCAAATTCGGCTGGTAGGGTTTTGCCTGAACCGGTATGCGCTGTTATCAATACATTATCAGTGTCTACAATAGCTTTAACCGCCCATTTTTGAAATGAACTTAATTCTATTGGCGCAAACGTTTGAAAATGCTCGTCATAGTCTGTCATTGTTGCGGGGAAAGGCTTATCGCAAATGATTACTGCCATTTTATTATATAATATGTTATGTTGTAGTAATAAGTTTAAGTGATGTATGGTTCAATTTTATTATTATCAACCTTTGATCCAAAATTATTATTTAAAAATAATAAATAAAAATAATAAATAAAAATAATAAATAAATAATGTTTTCTTCATACATTGTAGGCAATTATCCTAAATTTAAAATACAAAAAATAAAATATGTAATCAAAGGGTTTAAAGACTATTATTGTTAATAGTGTATAAGATGGCTCAACGTTCTACAGCAGTGGTCAAGTGGTTTAACAACAAGGCAGGTTATGGGTTTTTGACGTTTGTAGCTGAGGATAAAACGACTGAAGACATTTTCGTTCATCATACGGAAATTCAGGTTGGTAAAGACCAGTATAAATACCTCGTTCAAGGTGAATACGTGGAGTTTACATTGTCTTCGGATGCTGGACAGCATAAATGTTTGGCTACGGCAGTTCGTGGTGTAAATGGTGGTCGATTGATGTGTGAGACGCGGTCGGACCGTCCTGCGCGTGATTTTACACCACCAACAGAAACTTCTTCTCCGCGTGGTTATGCGGGTCGAGGACGTGGTGGTGGTCGCGGTGGTTCGACTTCACATGGTCGTACTACAACACCTAATCGCACGACTTCATCGTCACAGCCACCTACTTTGCCGGCCGATGCTCAGGGTGAGTGGATGGTAGTAAAGCGCACTAAACCGGCAACGCGTCGCCCTCTGTCTGAGTTGTCTTCTTGATAATTGTTTTTATATATTTTATTAATTTAATATAGTTTTTATTTGTTATTTTTAATAAATAAAACATTCAAATACTTATTTTAAGCATAAGAATTACTTTTTTATTTCATTTTATAAAACAAAATTGATTTAAAGCTATCTACTCTACATAATGTAAGAAAAATGGACGAACCTACGCCAGTTATTGATACCCTAGATAATTCTGTCACTATTCAATTTGATGGAATAATAACATCATTGTCAACATTTCGAACACAAATTACAGCTCTACAACATCAACTGCGAGTGTTGGAAAAATCGGTTACGAAGGAATTTAAACTAATAGAGAAAAATACGAATAAGAAAAAAAGTAAAGGAAATCGTAAACCATCTGGCTTTGCAAAGCCATCACCGATTACTAACGAGTTGTGTGTATTTATGAAACTACCCGAGAATTCAGAAGTGGCACGAACGGAAGTTACACAATATATAATTAAATATATAGCAGACCATAAATTACAACATGTAGATAACAGGAAAATTATTACTCCGGATTCCGTACTAAAACAACTGCTTGGATCTAATGATGGCGATGAAGTCACTTATTTTAATATTCAAAAGTATATGAATAGACATTTTATTAAGAGTGGGGTATAAATAAATAATAAATAATAAATAATAAATAAAATTTGTGAATTTTTATTTATTATTATTTCAAATACTTTTATGCGTAAAGGGTATTCCATATTGATTTATAGGTAAAGTGAAATACGGCGGCAAAAACAAGACCATGTGTAAACGCAGTAGTTAATTTAGAACTGCGCGGAGGTAAACTGACTAATACACCTGGAGTTAAAAGGGTAAAAAGAATTACAACATACAGCAACATGAAAATATGGAACATTATATGTACATACATAGATATATTAAATTTTATCCTTAATTATATTATTTTATTTTTGTATTACGTCTTTTTTTATTTTTATTTTTATTTGACTTATTATTTTTCTTTGACTTATTATTTTTCTTTTTTCTACCTTTATTTTTCTTTGATAATTTCCCGGCACTTTGAGTTGGTATTATTTTTTTATACATTACCGCATCTATATCCGCTGTAGTTATATTACTAAATCTATCTGCAGGTGGAATATATAATTTATATGTATATTGTGTATCTTTAATATTTGATGGATACGCACTAAATACCATTAAACCATTTTCTACTAATAACTCGTAAATGACCGCATAGGGCATCAACACAAATGGACATGTATTCAGAATGATCATTGAATAACTATTTTTATTTTTTGATAAAAAATCACTTGTAAATTCATCACTTACATTCTTTTCTAAAGAACCTTCTATATCTACATCACCTTCGGGATGACCTCGCTTATCGGATAAATATTCTATCGTATAATCCTCTGTGCCTAATATGTTTTTAACCAGAGTTTCAAGTTTTGGAGTAATTATTTCTTCAACTCTTTTAGGTGTAAATTGTAATGGACCAGTTTTTCGTTGACATAGTACCAATACCTTTTTACTTGCCATTATAATAATAATATTTTATATTTAATATTGTATAAATAATATATTTATTTGTGTATGATTTGAAATTACACAATACACTATTATAAAATATGTAAAAATAAGTAAAGATTAAAAATAAAATTAT